ATCTCCCACCTAGAGGACCGGGTTCCCAGGGATACCCCCGTCAAGGGCTTGTTGACAATTAACCACTTCTTTGACATTTTATATTAATACTCCGCTGTCCCGCCAGAGCCACCAGTAGTGGTGGTGCCCGGATGCTGCTGTTGCGTGCCGTCTCCGTGGATCAGTTGCAGTTGAGCCTGGTCCGATATTGCCTTAAGTACATCATGGGGCATATCTGAGTGTATTTTTCCAACCATGGCTACATATTTACCGGTATTTTGTTGATAACGAAGATGATAATCGCCGATATACGCTTCACCATTAGGCAACAAAAAGTCTCCTCCGCTAGTATATAGATTATTCTGCTTATTTTGGGCTACATCAAAAATAGCAGATTCGGCCGGTATCACATTCATCTGGGGGCCGTCAGGGGCGCCCATGGAATAATTAAGGTCGGAGCTATTAGTATCAGCCATATTGTTTAAAAATGTAAAATTGCTTTCCGGAAGTAAAGAAAATGCGGAGTCGCCAACTGTATTCTCTGCAGTTGCCGCGTACGAGGGGGACACCAGGAAGATTTCATCGTAAAGGGAAGATTTAATTCCCTTATACCTAGCAAATTCTGTATACGATTCGGCCATTCTACATAAAAGAGTCTTTCCCGTCTCCGAAAAATTATTTAAACTGGTCTCTGTGAGGTCCAGCCAGATGGGATCTTTCATTATAACAGAATCATTTAACTTTCTATAGCCGGCTAAATATTGAATTTTCTTAATATTACCATATTTTAGCGCTGTAGATGTTATATCCGAAGCAGAAATGGGTGTAGAGATATATTGTGCATAACTAAGTTCTTGTGAGAGTACTTGTTCCGCGGGCTTTTGATTAAGCAACACGGAATTCATCGTTGACGCGGCAGAGTTTAGATTGTTTCGCTGTATTTCTAGTGCTCTAAGATTGAATGTTTGAATATTCACATTGTTGGAACTAAATACCTGTTGGTCCGTAATGTTCTTAACTTCCCCAACATGCACCTGTTGGGAGTCTACAAAATAATCAGTTTGGACCAAATATGATAAGAGGCCGTTGTTGAGCTGTTTAATTTGACTGTAATAGCCCTCTTGTGAAATATTGTTTGTTGAGTTTAAAATAAAATTATTGACTGATACGCTACCAGTTTTGTTTATAACAAAGGGCGATGGCTCGGACATTTTTTCAGCAGCGTCAAGATAGTCCCTGCCGCTTGCGGGATACACTGGTGATGGGAGCGATCGGAAAATACCGGTGTCGTCGTCGTGAAGATTTATTGATATACTACAATTTTCTTTTTCTATCACTTTAAGATTATTTTTTATAATAGAGAGGAGGCCGGACGCGTTACCAGTAGTATCGTCATTAACGTTAAACTGATTAAAATCGAGCGGAGAATTACGAAATTTGTTAGCAACTAACAGACTGGTAGCCACTATCGAATTCGTTTCTTCCTGGTCGGGATCGTTAGAGTTGATTTTGTGTGATTTCCCTGATATGTTAAAATAATTCGGAGTCAAAGAGAGTGGCCCAGTAAAGGCTAAATTATCATACTTTTCTATTTCGTTAGTTCGCAAATTTTGTACTTGTTGATAAGTTAATTGTCTGAAGGGGTTAAAAAATTCTGGGGTGCCCGTCTCTAAATACGGGGTTAAGTAGTCAAATCCGGCAACGCCAATATCGTTCACATCTACGAATTCATCAAAATAATGCTTAATTTTAATTAATCGTGCCCCGGAGCCCAGCTTAGACGTCTGCATCTGTAAAACAGCCGCAGCGCCGGCTGGGACTGGGGAGCTCATCTTAATTTTAAGATTTATCTGCTTTGCTAAGTCTAGCACGAGATTTAACAAATTTAATGGCCCAGAGGGCCCATTGACAAGAGGATCCGCTAATATGAACAATTTTGTTGCTAAACTATTGGGGGTTAACTTAATTGCTTTTGCTAGATCTTTATGAAACAGCGATATCGCACTTATATAACTACTAATAGCGCCCGTTATTATAGTTTGCTTATTATCGAACTCGTATTTCTTAATATATGCATCTGAAAATGATTGAGTATAAACATCATAGTTTCCCGATCGCTGCATCCCTTCGAATAAATCTTGTACTTTTTTAGCAATGATTTTAAGCCCCACAGTGGGCTCATTTAAAACATTTAATAATTTTTCATGTGTGTTATCCAAAAAAGTAAATTCAACACCATATGAATAAATTCCGTCTGTAATATTTTTCATCTCTGTGTCTTTAGACATCACCACTAACACGTCCTGTGTGGGAAACAGATTATGGTAGGAAAGGTTGCCTCGGAGCGGGTATTCGCGACCATCAAAAGGCTTGGCCGGGCCGTGCCCGGTCAGCCGGTTGGTGGGGTTATTCCTAATAATTCGTTTGCGAGATATTTTAGTGGACAATAACTCAAACGAATTCATCATCTCGCTTTCATTTTTTATTAGCTTTGAGAATGCACCATTATTTCTAAGAAAGTCTAGCCTATTAAAAGAGAAAGATATTGGAACTTCGCCGTTTGAATTTTTTGCATAGGACAGAGAAGAAAAATAATTTCTTGTTTGAGTTTTAAGATTATTAACAATGGCCTGCTTGGAATTTATACCTTTGTTGATATTATAAAGATTACTAAATGTATTGGTAATAGTTTTAAATAAGTTCTCGTGTAGTTCACTTTGAAAAATGACTTTTGTGTTCGGTACTACCTTCGAGTACAGGCGACTATTTTCAGTTAAAGGTCCAGATAATTTTTTATACCAATGTCCCAAACTATTTTGGAATGCCGGGCCGGCCCATATTTTTTGTTTTGATTCATCTTCGAATAGAAGAATGTTATTTTCAAGGGGGGCTCCCTCTTGAAGGACCACAAGAGTATCCATAGAAGAAAGAGAGTAAACTTCCCCCTTACGTCGCTGTCGGCTAGTTACGACGCCGGCAAATATAGTTAGATTTGAAATATCATTTTTTTGAATAGTTATAGTTCTAACATATGCTTTTTTTGGAGTTTTAGAAGATACTTTTTTTGCAAGAGGCCCAATTCTAAGCCCAAGACTTGTTTTACTAAATACGACATTGTTGCTCTGTGCTTGTTTTGTTAAGTAAGGAAGAATATTATTGTTATTCTGCACGATGCGACGTGTTATTGATTGGTCGGCCGACGCAAGAATAAAAGTACTTTTATTTAAGTTAGAGGACACTGAATTGTTTGGGCTCGAGAGGACCTGCATTGTTGTTTCTAACTTGTAGGCGCCCGGAATTTGATTAACGATAACTTTGTTAATGTTTGTGGCTTCCCTACCAAATTTTACAGAACGTTTCATTATTCACAAATATCCTCTTCGGGACTGTAGAGATCTCTAACCATAAATTCTCTAGTACTAATCACGTTTGTTGTTGCACTATCCGTGGTAAGTGACGAAGCGTGGCCTATTGACATATTACTAATTCTAGCATCATCGATGCCTTTATCCACCCTAATGGATAAATACCTCTCCGAATCGTCTACCTGTAAATTATATACATCATTAGTAAAAAACAATTGCTGCAGCCCGCTTGCGTTGTCCCCAGGAGACGCTGAAGAGGACACAAAAACTTGAATATCAAAATTCTCTTTTTTAAAGTTAACATTTTCTTCTACAATCTCTAAAATTATTTTTCCGTTTTGAAGGGAAAAGTATGTACCATCACTGAAAACCTCGGAGGCTATGCTCTGAACAAGACCAGGGGGGAACACATCTCCAACATCTGGGTCCGCAATGGTACTCAGATCAGGAATAGGAAATGTAGTGCTTCCATAATCAACTGTAATATTATCAGTCGTCCATTGATGCTCGCTTTCGACTTCACTAACGTACACTTTGTAATTAAGGTTGATATTAAGCTGTGGGATATTTTCTATGAAGCCCGGGGTGCCGCGGCTAGCTGATTGCGGCAGCTCCAGATAATTCTGACTACTGGTGATTGCTCCCCTCAACATTGAAATATTCCAAGCTGGTAAATATTTAGAACTTTGGTCAGAGCGCCCTAGAGGTTGTTTCAAAAAATCAAATTTGTCTCCATGAAACTGAAGGCTTTCTTGATTATAAATTTTATGATTGTTCGTATCCTGTGCCATATAACTACCACTATCATGAGGCATGTTCGAGATGGCCCCACTAATTGCCTGATTTCTTATATTAATGGCCGTTTCAACACCAATATAAACCGAGGGCTGTTTAATCCTTGGTGTTTCGTGCTGGATCCTTCCTTCTATATTATTTTGTGTCTCTACAATTGTCGATCCCGTCACCCAGGCGGAGTCATACATGATATCATCATCAAAAAATGCATAGTACTCTGGACTGAAGCGCCCCTGTGATAATAGGTGCTTCCCGAACGGAGTTATAACCACGTCCATTACATCTTGTTTATCATCAAAAAACTGCATCGATTATCTATTCCAATTCGTCAAAAACGGGCTCTTCTTCAATATTAACTTCTCCCACAATCGCAACTCTGCTATCAGGAGGTAGTTGTGAATCATATTCAATAGCTTCGTCAATTTTAACTAGTTCTACAAGAGAGAAATAATCATACGGCCAATTATACGAATATTTAGCATTTCCTATATTGCTGGGGATCGTTTCTAGGTCAGAGACGAGCCCTTTCTTGGTAAATCTACTATAGTCTGTCTCTGCACGCTTCTTTACCTTAAATACAAGCCAACGCAGATCCTTTCGTAACTTACGATTCTCTTTATTCAACATCTGGTCTCGTAACAGCTTGTGTTCTATAATTGATACTTTCTGCTCGAACGTCTCGTGGATAGATGGAGGCAGGTTCTGCCACATGTCAGCGATATCTTGTTGACCTATTTGACGACTAAATTCAAAGACATACATGGCCACAGGGTCCATTTCCTCGTTAAGAACAAAATCGAACCGCGGTGGGAAAATATATTTCTTCATGTGCCGACTGAGCTTCTTAACAGAGTTTTTCGATAAGCTGTCGAGCTTATAAAACTTTCTCCGGCTATCTCCCCCAACAAAGAAAGGAACTGCTACGACCGCCTCTTCAAGTATAGCGCGCGGCTTAATTGCTCCGATCCGGAAGGGCTGTCCGATCGGCATCCCAACTAGCTCGGCTAATGATTTCCCAATCTTCGGGGAGGGTGATTCGATTATAGCAAAAACCCCTTCGTCAGAGCCAGTTGGAATAGAACCGTAATCGTGCCATAAACCTTGTGTAAAGAGTTCCGAATTGGGTGTGATGGTATTCCCGAGGGTGCCGGTCATGTTTATTGATGCCGCTGGGAATATTGTATCAGGCGCACTAGCGATTGGAATACTACCATAAATATCTCCACATGGGTCGTCGGCGATGGCATCCTCGCCGCCGCCGAAGCCGATGGCTGTCATTTCACCGGAATATTCTGCGATATGCGTATTACCAGCAGTTCCAACAGCGCTTTGGGTCAAGACGACAATATGCGGCGCGACCGGGTATATAGTCGCAATACCGCCATCGACCTGAACGAAGTCAGAGGCCGTAATAGCACCATGGATATTCAGGGCCATCGATGAAGTGCTCGAGACTCTCTCTACTTGTATCGGATCTGTAGTCCCATCGTAAGAGCCCGTTATAATGAAATCATATACTGTTCCAGAGGAACCGGTAAAATTAAACGTGTCGTCGGTGGTCGTTGTCCCGACGACGAAGAGGCCGCCTGTTGCCTCCTGTCCGAGGTACCCACCGCTAACACAGGTTCTCCGGTCGCCGGCGATATTGATGACTGGAGTTTCGAATTTAGACTGAATGAGCCATTGCTTCTTTTGAGTTCTAGAGTTTGCCGGGACAGAGGCAACCGATTCGGTTAAATTGAAACTGTCATACATTTGAACTTTATAGTCGGCCATGGGTTGGTTGCCGTTCTGGAGTTCGACCGTTTCCATTCTGTCGTAAACTAAGCTCGTTCCGACGAAGATCTCGTCCAAGCTGGGGGCGCCATCATAGGTAGCCGTAAAAGTAAAGGTACAAGACCCAGAGCCTGCATAATAAGGCGGGGTAAGGTGTGAGAAACTCGTGCCATAAGACGCACTACCCGCAAAAAAGGCCATTGCGTCCCAAGACTTCGCGGCCATCGGAGGACCAAAAGCTGAGATTCTTCGATACATATCAAATTTAGCATGATCGGGTATAAGAGCGCCGGTGTTAGCCCAATCATAACCAGGGCTGATTGTTGTGGGTCTATACAGTTTTAATTTCATTGTATATACAGAGCCGCTCTGGGCCGCTCGGAAGTTCTCCTCTCTATCGGAAAGGATTGAGGTTAGGCCATTTTGAAAGAAATTAACTGTTTCACATAAGAAATTATCAATCGCCAATTCATAACGAGAATCACCTTCGCCGTTCCATGTAAGCCAGTTAGATGTGTCCGAGGTGGGCGCGATTGTATTTAAACTAGCGGAACTCAGGCCAGTATCATAAATTCTACCAGTATATGAAATATAATCTTGGGAAAGATAATTGCGTGGTTTGTACAAAGCCTCAAATGGTATCTTTCGGTGGAAATAACCGTTCTCGTTCAAATAAGAGCTCGATGCGGCGCCGTTGGTTGAGGACCAGGGGGGAAGCATCTGCCTAAAAAACAGGTTACCCTCTGGGAGGGATGAGTTATAATTGTTATAAACACACGATGCCGAGAGACCGGAACTGGGCCCTTTCAAGTTGCCAACGATGCGCGTCGAGCCGCCGATGGCGCCAGTAGCCCATTGATATGCCATTGGAAATATTGGGCTTTCCACACTTGAGGTGTTGGAAATTATAAAGTTGCTGACCGCAATTCCCGATTTAATTGTGTTATACATTATACCTTGAGAGTATAATGGCTCTAGAATTGCTCGATAACAAGCGCTTTGTGCTCTACCCGATGCGCTTACGTATATCTCGTCCCCAAACGACTGAGAAAATAAGGAGGCCAGTTGAACAGTGCGCTCAGCCGGATAAAATCCCTTGTATGGCAAAAATTGTACCAGCGCTGTACAGCGGAGGCCAATTTTATCTTGGGACATCTTTGAGCCGTCCACCAACTCGGCGCCGTGATATGCATTGTTTACAACACTAAACATTTTCATGAAGTCGGAATTAGCGTATTCTTTATAAAAACCGGACTCTGAAGAGTTTACATAGGCCGAGCCAGTGAGGCTTAAAAGATCGTCGATGCTTGTTAGAGTTGCAAAATCGTCTCCTGTAAGAAATTCAGCTATGTGCTCGCTTATTCTAAATTCCGGAACAATAGAATAATCTTTTCCTATAAGCCTCATATATTTTGCGTAATCTTCATAAGACTTGTAAGGGCTTTTCCCAGAGCCGGCGGTGCCTAGCGTTCCGGAAAATGAGCCGGCCACCAAGTTGTAACGATCCCCCGGGAATGCGACCCTAACGCCGACGCCCGAAGAGGCTGATACCTCGCCGTGCGGCACTCTAGCATTGTAAGTGGCCGCAGGAATGATCATTAGATCACTATGCTTACCACTACCGCCGTAATGAACCCTATATCTTGAATATGAATTCTGAAGTTCACCGGCACCATCATCCTCGGTCCAGCTCACAGAACTCGAATAATCTAAGTGGCCGTCGACGGGCCAAACACTAGGCTGCTTCGACATTCCATAAGGAGGCGTTGCTGCGGATATCAGTGTTCCTTGCGAGTTTGTCTGAGGTCGAAAGGACCTCATTGATCTCTTATTATTCCAGATGTTCGAAATAGTATAGTATTTTCTGCCTCTTGTTCTTCCTAGGAAAGCATTATATGTCGCAGGATAAACAGCCTGAGCATACGTAACACTTACCTTAGATAATGCTGACTTAAGTGCGCTATCGTTATTTTGTCCTTCAAGAATCATTGAATTAATTCGATTAAAATAAAGATCTCCCGAGTCATAATTTCCTGCAACATTAAGAATATTATTTACTTCATAATTAGCGAAATTTATAAGCTTATTTCCATATGAATTTTTTAGGGCTAGCCGGATCGGCCTTCCGGCGGAGCGCCCCGATTGGAGGGAGCTTCCCATGTTAAACTCATGTATCATTGGAAACTCTGAGGCATACACTTGTGGTTCTATAAATTGTGTTAATGCGTTGCCTCGGGAGGCGCCGATTCTAACGTCAGTTGAGGTTTTAGTTCGTATAGAAAGTATACTATTTTTTTCCTGGTTCCGAACAACAGGATGTTCTTCGGTCCTTATCTGTTTCCAACTTGGGTACCCATAGGGACCACTACGACCTAAGAGAAGAAGATTCAGCACATTTACAAAATTATCGCGAGGAGGCTTGTCGATCAAACCCAAATTCATGAGCGAATTATAGTATGTCGATAGCTGGAGGTTGGCCGCGATGGCTGTACTACCTGCGACAGACAGACCCAAAGCATTGGCACTAGTAGAAGGGTTTGGACTGGTGATCTTGCCGCCTGTAACTATTGGACTACGAATTGGATCTACCACTACTGAGTTTAAGCCTAAGAAATCTCCATATACAAAATCAACTGCTCCACTAATTGTAGGCAGACTTGGTACAAAGAGCCCACCACTTAGTTCACTATATCCCCACCGAGCGGTAGAAGTTGCAGAGTTGGCCTCATCCCACGACGCACTAATCCAAGAGTATTGAGCCGTAGTACGAGGGATCGGATGATGGACAAAATAATTATCATAAACCTTCTCCTCGTTTCCATCACTGTCTGTCACTCTTACGCGCGGGTTCCTATTAACTTTATAATATGCCGGGTACGCTGTATATGCCCCGTCATAACCAAATGGCCGATTGTGTGGAACCAAGCGCTGCCTTAGGCCGCGGTCGACCCCCTCTACCGACTGGTCCTCGACATGCATTGTAAAAGCAACAGAATTATCATTAGAGGAAGACACAATTGTTCCAAAATTCAAAACAGACAAATTACGATAGGGCAAAACACTATAAACTGATTTTTCTTCGTGGGCCGGGTCCATATAACCTCGCGATGAGACTTCATAGCTGCCAGGAGCGTTAAACCTGTTGACGATAATAGACTGGTTGGAGTTGGCGCCTGTGCGATCGGGAAGAGCGTAGTTTAGAGAACTCTCAACGATGGGGCTCGGAGCACTGGACTGAATTGTGGGTCCGTTCACAGCTGTTAAATTCGCAAACCCCATTTGATCGTAAATTGTTGTATTAGTGTCGTCGTCGCCGTCGCCCATTCGATACCAGGAAACAAGCCCACGATTTAAAGCAGCAATAGCCTTCAAGTCTGGCTGATAGCCGTTATTATATAATGTTGTAACCTCTGATTCAGTAAGCTCCCTGGACCAGATAGCGGCATCATTAACATAGCCATTAAATTCATCGTCAGTACCATCTGCATCAGCACCAATCGAAAGATGTGAGCTGATGTCGGTCGTATCGGGGAGGTCTGTATGGGTGGCGTTGTCTTTTACACCATTGACATATATGTTGATATCGCCAGAAGAGCCTCCTGCATATGTGCCAACAATATGTACCCAGTTATCGGCGACTATAGAAGCCGCCGAAGATCTCATGGCTTGGCCGCTGTTAAGATAAATCTGTGCGGTTGCGGGATAAGCGCTTCCGTAAAAGGCCAGTGCGCGGTCGGGGAAGGCTCCCCCGCCGAAGTCGATGATTCGAGGGTAGTTATCCGTCATTGAAACTGGACGAACCCAAGCTGAAAAAGTAAAAGCTTTTGCTAAGCTGCCGGCGCCGCCTATTATATCATTCCAAGCTGCTGCGCCCACTGACGAAGATAAATAATCATTAATACCGTCAAAGTACACAGATTTCGTGTTTGTTACCCTCTGTAGCTCCATAGGGTGTCGAGTTCTACCAAAGACTGTCTCAGGATACAACGCAAAGTCGAACGATTGATCTTGGAAGAACGGATCGTTGAGGGTTCGGCCGGATGATTGAACAACTTGATAATTTTTACTATAATTTCCAATCTTATTATGAATCAGTGTGCCAGAAAGCCGGACACCTACGGAAGCAGTCGTCATCAAAATATTTTTAATGTTAACTGATCGTTTTGCGCCTTCGTCTCTTAGCCTTTGGGCTGTGGGGAGATGCGCAAGAAATCCCAAGGGGGCCGAGCCGGATGGAGAGTTTCCAAAGGGATAGTTAGGGGGCACGATACCGAGAGCGCCAGGAGAAACTGGAAGCAACCCTAATTCAACTCTAAACCCTTCGGCACGATCATCGCGAGTGTCGAGAGAACCACTATTCAATTCGGTATGGCGATACTGACGTCCTCCCACAAATTTCTCCGTAAAGGGGCCCTGAAGTGGTCGTGTTTCGTTGGTGTGCACAATATCTTCGTGCAAATTGGTTAACAATATGCTGGCTGTATAAAAGTTAACAACTTCTGAGTTGTACCCATTTGTAACGGACGAACTATAAAGACTAAATGGCGCTAATACGTTTCCATCTTGCTTAAGCTTACCCGGGGTGATATTAATCGTTGGATCAATTCCAAAGCCGAGTCTTTTTTTCTTTCCTGGTGCGAGATCATCGGCTATATTCTGGAGTTTCTCTACATCAGCATTAAAGCTGAGCATAATATTCTGGGGGATATTGGTGCCTGGTACCACGGGACCGTAGGGAGCCGTGGCATCAAAAACAAAGTTTTCTATTTTATTATCGTGTGTAGTAATGCCGGCGCGAATATGTTTTTTCCGATTTCCTAAAAATCGATGCAGAAGGTGTCGCTTGCGCGTACGCCTTTCTTTGGTAGAGTTATCAAAATAAATTTGTTTATTGTTATTAACCACAGTATCACTTGTTGCTAACTTGCCCTTGTCCCGAGAGGCCAAAGATTTCCAATAATTTGCGTTTGTATTTTCTTTATCATTTATTGGATGATGAGTATACTGCCAGCCTGGACTTAAAGGAAGTGGTGACAAAACTGTTCCGACAAGAATAGGATCTTTTAATTCCATGGTTGGAAATTTATGTTGGTACTTGCTGCGCTCCAGCATATGACTTTCGATTATATTTCTGATTTCTTTAGAAAACTCGGCGCCGGCAGGGATTAGTTGTTCTAAAATTCTACTGAGGGATGAATCAAACCATTTATAAAATTCAATATATTTGTCTAAATCGGGGGTGTTGCCTACGCGTTCAAAGAACCTCTCTCGCAAGATTCGAAGACCTTTATATGTATCGCGGTATTTATTAGCCGGGTTCCCAATAATATTATTAAAATCAGTAATAACGCCAAACATACGAATCATATTTTCAGAAATAGACTGATACATGCTTTTTTCAATTGCATAAAGGAAATTAATCGGTCGTGATTCTCTTGTAAATTCTATATCATCTTGAGTACTCAATATCGAAATCATATCGCTAGAATTAAGCCTTTCAAAATCTAGCAACTCTGAGGTCAAAACGTAATCGGCATCAATAGACGCAGTTGAGCTTACTGGGAACCCATATCCATACCCTGTATGTTGTGCGGCAAGTAGATTTCCCAACGCTCCATACTGGGTGGCTTGGGCCAGAGTCGACCCAGAGGAGAAATCAGGAACAGTAAATTCTCCGGACGCGTCCGATCCAGTTACCGTCTCAAAATCCCAGTTAAGAGCCAAAGTATCTATTTCTAAAAACTCAGAATTTATCGTTTGGTTGTTTTGGAACAAATACGGGGGCCGGGTTGGTTCTTTCGTCCCGTAGTTTTGTATGTCGCGACCATGGACTTCTAATAAGTCAAGTGTAATGTCGTCAAGCCAATATCTACAAAAGCCCACGCGTACATCAGATCTATTAAGGAGAGTGCCTTGATAGTCCTGGCGATGAGCACCGATATAAGGCCTCTTAGACCCTGTTATAAAGCCGTAGCCGGCTTGCGAAGCATCAATGGACCCAGTAACTATAAACGAATCTAAAACCTCACCAGCGGCCACCTGTGTCCCTTTAAATTCAATAATATAATCGGAAGTCTTAGTCCCGTAAATGTGGTTAACTAGCGGATATTGGGCTGGCTTAATGGTAACACCAAATATCCAGTTAGTATTAAGGTATACATCGTCATAAAATGATGTTGACAGAGGGGAGGTTATAACCCCGCCGGCACTACTAGTAAGGACAAACTTCGCGTCTTTTGAGCCAATGCTATCTCTTACCGCATAAACTTGAAAATTAGTACTATCCGGAGTATCCCATGTAAGGGAATTTGGGTTAGTTTTTCTAACAGTGTGCTGACCAAACAAGGATGATGTTAAATAGTTATATTGATAATCACTATATGCTTTTTCATAAGCCTCTGGCTTTTTTGGAAAGAAGACGTATGTTTCCAGTGTAGAGGCATAACCCGATGTTAGTTCACTTGAAGAAGAAAGATAAGAAACAGAATTTGCATCATTAGAAAACAAATATACGGTAGACTCAAAATTTGTATTAACACTGAAATTTATATAGCGCTTATTGGCGGAGTAAAGTTCCCTGTTGTTTCTTATCTTAAACTGTACATTGTCTCCATAAACATTTAGTTTATAGAGCTTTTCATCGACGCCGAAACATCTTAATACATTACGAAAAGATTGTCGAGTGCCCTTAGTTTTATAGATATTTATAAGATTATTGTAGATATTTTGATAAATCTTATTTTTTATATTAGTAAGTGAATCTCTATACTCCCTTTCTTCACTTCTGTCACCTAGCTTTTCAAAGATATCGGCGTCGAGGAATAATTCAGGTGCTAGCAGGCCCTTTGAAGACAGCAGTTGTTCTGTTAGTGTGTTTGCCTTAGTAGCCGAACCACTCAAATAAGTTATATCATGAATGTTTCCAAAGCTTTCTATCTGAAGGTATAGGGTATCTAAATAGCTTGATATTATTTGAGTTAGTTTTTTTAGCTCATCTCCGTGTGCTGGGTCTTGATCCTGCATCCAGGAGGGAAAAAATCCAAATAACTCCGAAGGATTTTCGATATCATGAACTGAGCCCGAGGCTTTTAGACTCGCTAAAGTAGAAATCACATCCGGATGTGTAGGGTATACAATGGGGTCCAAAAATTCTGTGGCTGCTGCGCTAGCCGACACTATAGCAGAGCCAGTATTACGGGCGCCGGCCGTATAACCAGTCCAAGTTCCATTCGTAACGCGGCCGGAATAATCTAAAATAACTGAATCTACAGAGGCAGTTTGAGTGATGCCTTCATTAAACTTATAATAGACTCCCAAATCAGTATTAGCTAAATCGGTATTGGTGCCACCGCCCACCTGAGTAAACCAATACCTTCCTACTTTTTCTGAACTCCTCTGTGTCTTCCAATACCTAAACTCATCAAGCGATGCTGATAGTTTTCCGGATCCCGTCATATGGAGGCCGTGATAAATATTCCCCGAGACTGATGTCATTAAGGCACCGAGCTGAGCCTGCATCGGGCCCCTTATTTTATTAATCCCTGTGGATCCCAAAGTTTCTTCTTTTTGAGGGACTCCATCTGTATACGATTTGGCAGTTATTCCGGCCGAAGCAGATAATAAACTAAAGGCATAATGATGCCAGTTGCCATCCGTCAAAGATGATAGGCCTGTGTTGCCCAGCGTTTGCCATTGCACCCCGTTCGTCCCCGACATTATGGTCAGGAGCCAGTTGGAATCTATCCCTGCGGCGCCTGTTACCTCTAGACGCAGGCGCCCGTAGCTATCCGAACTGCTGAGTTCGTTGTTCCACAAATCAAGGACCACTTCTTTTTCAGTATTGGTTGTGGTAAAGGCGTCCTTTTTCAGCCAAAATTCAATTGTCACCCCTTCAGCAAGGTCAGCCTCTAAATTAGATTCTCGATTATTGGTAGGGTTCCAAACGTTTGCGGACTGACTCTGTATGCCTCCGCCTAGGCCCGGGCCTCCGTTCAAACTAATATATTCTAAATCAGACGTCTGGGGTGTGCCGTATCCAGCGGTACCCGGCCACGCAGGAGCGGTGCCGGGAGAGCCCCAGCCTCCATATGAAAAATTAATGTACCCATTGGTGCGTGGATATTTATTTTCGAATGTATAAAGATCAATGTAAGATCCACTATTCTTCCACTGTAGTTTCTCTGCCAAAGAACCATCATATGGATAAGATGAATGAATATATGTATAAGAGTCCTCGTAATACTTTTCTGCTGAACCATATTTAGCAAAATTTTTGGGATCTGAGAAATCAATAGAAGGAATAAATCTCTTCTCATCGATGATATCAGCTTCATGGTAGTCAGCCGACTCGACAACCCTGCCGATTTCTTCCGATGTTTTGTTGTCAACTACTTTTGTTACAGCGACACTATCAAATAATCCCTTAAGACTCATATTTTAATTATTCTTCAACCCGAAATTTAAATGTTTGGGGCTGCTCCTGCCAGTCTCCTATACTATCATTATAATAGGATAGTTTAATCTCGTACATATAGCCTCCCTCTAACATGGACATATCTAGGTCAAAATAATTCCCCTTCTGATCATATGACAAATAAGTGCCATAATCTGAACCTGTACTATACGGAATAGCTGCATAGTTGTCGGTTTTTCGATAAATTGCATAGGACGCGCTCGTTATAACCTCCGTTGGATTGTTGGCGGTTGCGACCGCATAAAGAGTGGGGCTCCAGTCACGCGACCGAACAAAAAATCTAAATCTTGATTTGTCTTGTCGTGAATAAGATTTCTTTAAATTTCGGCACGACGTTATTCTATCAAAGGTCGGGGCGGACTCATAGGTAGGCATTAATTCAGGATAAATGGAGCCTGTAAAATATTCTACGGCGCCTGAGTGCCACAAATCAAAAATAGCAGATGGAGCAGCAGTCGTAGCCGATGTTCCCGTAACCGCAATTGAGGCTGAGTATATACCGGTTGAAACATGGCCACCTGTAATGTTAGTAGCGCCATTATAAAGCAAGAGCTTAGAACCAGTTGGAGCGGACGATCCCGAATACAATGAAACTAAAATGTTACTTGTCCCCACAGCGGGGATATTTGTAAGACGCCCTCGAATATAATTATACAGATAAAGCGTATTCAAGTTATCTGCAGCCGGAGCTAATGAACTAGAATAATAGAAGTTTTCCCTATCATCTTGAACCCTAGAGTCCCACCGAGCCTCTAAAACAGGGCGACTAAAGAAATATTGTGTGGACCGGGCGAAAAACTTTTTAGTATAATAAGAGTCAGTCGAACCAACAAGGTTTTGGATAAGGCTTCCGGAATTTGCGCCCGAGGAGTTAGAGTGATACGCCTCTTGACTGGCTGTGAGGTGTACTCCCACACCATAATTATCATGACCGCCCGAAGCGGCGCCCTTGATCCATAGTTCGACTAGATTGGTTATATCTATTTCAAGGTCTTCATAGCCCTGTGGGAAAGTAGCCTTATAATTTGAAGCTGTTAAATAATCCCCCCCAACAGAATCCCACTTAGCCGTCGTGCTGGCCGAGAGCCAATTAGAAGACCCTAAGTCTTTATACTCATCCATATCTAAGCCGGTGCCCTCTGTCCATGATTGAGATAAGGGGGCTATAGTTAGTGTAAAATCCTGAGGTAGTGTAAAGGGGGTTTCTGCATTAAACATACGAAGGTAAAAAGACACACTACCGGAGGCCGGAATAGTGTTAGCAGTTCGATCAGTACTGATGCTAGTTATAGGAAACTGCATAAGGATTCGGGACACTTCTTGGGAGCGGCCGAGCGTTGACCCGGAGGTCTGGCCATAAATTGAAAATACCTCTAAAGAGTCAGCATAGCCCATATTTGAGCCTGTGCCGCGGGTAGTCAAATCGGACTGAAATGCGTTTGTTATTGTGTTATCAATACTCGCTGTATATCTCAGGATGGCCATTAGGTAACGGTTCCTTCAATATCGCTATTTGGATACTTTAATTCAAATATCATATCTATCTTCCCGTTAAGATATCGGCCGTCGACGGATAAACTAGAATTAAAATCGAAAGACGTCTCAGAATAGACGCCCCCTTGTCTGTGCAAAATTCGTACGTCTACTACATCGACAACACCCGGAACTCTTTGTAGCTCTTTATAAATGTCTACCACATAGATGGCTTCAGCAATGTCATATTGTTGATTTATAAAATAATTTCTCAGTCTCTGGGTGGCCAGATTTACCACATTATACTTATTTTCTTCATAATCTGCCACTACAGAAAAATTAATACCAAAATTAACCACATTAGCGTCTCGAATGTCGATAGTGTCATTAATCATTTTATATGTTGATAGCCATGTCTTTATATTTTTTTTAAGAGTTTGATTGGTTGCAGCAAGAAAGCCATCCTTGTTCTTCGATATAACATACATGTTTAGATTTCTCTTAAAAGAATCAAAATCTCTTTCAAAGGAACATCTTGTAATCGCGCCGAAGCTTGGAGGCATTGCATAAGTAATTGCTTTGTAATCTTCTATTGTAACGGCACGATTCTGTGTGGCATAGTGCGAATATACTCTTTGTTTCAGTTCATCTGCATTAGGGATCGAAATATCCCCGACAATTGGATTTTCGTTCGTAGACTCTATGGAATCTCTAACTCCTTGAACGATCGTCGAATCGAGATTTTGTAAAGAATTAAACTTTAACAATGGTGCAGACACTTGTGTCAACGTCCCTCTGGCTGCATTAACGTCGCTCGCATCATTGACCCTATATACAATTGTCAAGGTTGTGTTTGATGGTCCGACACCAAATTTATCGGTTTCGGTAAGGTTAGTTGGGTCAAACTCTTGTTGAGTTGTATAATCTCTACCATGCAACTTGAGAAGAATTTTACTAGGATCTATTACAGATTCATTTGTAAGTTCTGCTTCGGATCCATATCCAAATTGTAAATACGCTTCGCCTGGTTTTCTTTCCAGCGTAAACCTTCTTGTGACCGGGATGGCCTTCAAAATGGACGGCACAAGGTTTTTGTCTGCATTATTGTTTCTAATTGCTTTAAAAACAATTTCCTGGGCCAAATGATCTACTTGGTAATATCGATGGCCCTCGGAATCATATACATTCAATATCTCTACCAGATCCGGATCATCCAGATCTATTTTTCTAAACTTTACAAAATCGGATATTGTTTCGGTTTGCCGGCCGAGGCGGCCTGATATAACAGTGCCCGCCGCTTTTATAGCGAATTCAGTGGGCGCGCCTGTCGTGGTGTTTATCTTGCTTACAATAATTTGATTATTCGGGTCGGCAAAATTAACATCATCTACGAGAGTAAAATTTTGGCCCCCTAATGAAGTGATTCGAGAATTAGCTTGTAATAATGGTATATAATCTTCATTTGGCGCGCCGGCCGTGGAGGCTGGCACCGACACAAAAAACTCTACTTGTCCTACAGAAGAAAACGAAGTTGCGTATTTATACCCCATCTGGCGCGCTATCTTAACAACATTATCATATTCTGTGGCCGTCGCTAAAAATGTCTCGTTTAGTTGATAATCCATATAAAACGAGAGGACATCACCCACATAAGATACGGTATCCAATACAAGAGACCCAAACCCAGCCGAATTAAAATCTTGGTAAGAATCGGGATAGTACCGTTTTACATAATCCAATAAATTATTGCGAATAGAACCAAAGTCACGGCCCGAATAGTTTATTACTTTTATACTTTTTTTGCTATTATTTGATCTATCATTCGCCATAATATGTTTCCTACGAGTCGCCCCCTGTTCCAATCGATATACTATCGAGTATGTTCATCGAAGATACTGAATAATGAATTGAGACATTTAAAATCTGATCGTCATAGCCATCTGTCCCCTGACTTTTACTAAAATTTATAGTATCCAGACTTATAAAGGGCATATATTTACTAGTCTGGTATCGAACATCGGCGGCTATTTTAGATTTTAGTTGTGAGGTATTCTGTTCGAATAAATAATTTCTAAGTCCTACGCCAAAATTTATATCCATTATCCTTTCCCCGGGTGATGTTAACATCAAATTAATAAAATTTTGTTTTACCACCTCTTTCAAAGTTTGGGTAAGCGCATATGCCCCCACATAATTATCAAATTGTAGTGGAAATTTTGGTGAGTACCCAATCATTGTAAATTTACGCCTTTTCTATAAATAGTAAGAAATAATTATCTTGATTAATCTTCTGAGCAATCCGGTTCGACGACAACTTGACTCTGGCCAAGCTCTCCCAACCGCAGCAACAAATAAATGATTCCAAATGGAGTTATGGGAGGCAGTACAAAAGTATAGGGGATACTGCCCTCTAAATCAAGCCCCTCCTTGCTGATTTGTGGTTTCATACTATCCGGGAAGTCCTCCGGGAACAATCGATCAATATTGCTTCGGATATACTCAAACGTTTGGTCAAGTGTGGGAATATCGACATTTGGGACGGGAACCGGCGGCAATTCAGCTGTTTGATTTATACCAAGTTCGTCGTCGCATGCAGAAGGCCGAAGGCCCAGCCCTGCCGATGCATCGAGTGCACTAACCCCGTTTGCTATATCCTCGGCCATCCGGGCCATATTTTCTGCTTGCTCCATCCCTTGAAATACCTGTTTTGATATCTTTTTAATCTGGGAGCTTACAATTACATGAGGTTCGCACAGTTCTACTAAGCCTTTGAGAATGTATTTTGGTGTTTCTTTCAAAACTTTATTTAAAAAAGACTGTCCTATATCAGCAATCGGACTCAGGGCGTTAGAAGCTCCATTTAATAACGAACTGTTTAGAGCATCAACATCACAATTACTCGTGGCCGTTGTATCGCTACCGGCAAAGGCAGCTTGGATAGCTAAGAGTAAAACCTGTTTGGTATCTGTAAATATATCTTCATCTGCAAACAAACTATAGTAAGTTTTTATTTCACCCGTGATATATAAGTATTGTAAAACCTTACTAACATCTATCAGCCGGCTGGGCCCGAATAGGTCTTGGGAGCTAGCTGCTATGGCCCGGGCTAAGTTTGTTTCATTATCTGTATAAAACTTTTGAATAAACCTCGAAAAACCTTGGGTTGTGCCGTTAAGTAACAAAAAATTTGTAAATTCTTCTGATTCGAATAGATCATCTGTTATTTCAACGGTACCTCTTTTATCTGTCGCAATATGGGCGATGGCGCCAGGAGGGCCGGATTCTGCGCTGGCACTTTTAACTACAAAGAAAGATTTATGTGCTTCAGTAAGTTTCGTTCGACCAGTGTTCGTGGGGGCGACAGAGATTTGCTCAGCGCCTTCGTCACTGCAGGCACCCCCATCCTGTTGATCTGGGTTCGAGTCGTGCGAGCACAGGAACACCGGGAGCGGGTTGGAACCATCCTCATAATAACTTACACTCTCAAGCGGCGTAAGGTAGGTCAGACGCTCAACAAGAGAAACGGTGGGAAATACGAGCTTCGTTAATGCTTCGAGTGTTCCATCGCCCGCGGTTGCTTGCTGTTGCTGTTGCGCCACCTGTTCTGCGGCAGTCTGGTACGCACCTTCTTGGTCGGGGTCGTCCAAAACTGCTGTATTAATATTTTGAAGGGCATAGACGAGTTCTTCTTCGGTTTCATACGTTTGAAAAATTCTTTCCATACTTTCCCAGTACGTTTTGTCCCTTTGGATGTCGCCGCTTCCCTTATAAAAATCAACCGAAGAATAATCGCCGCCCTGGTGGTTCCCGTCGGGCCCTTCGCGACCCTTCTTCCTTATCATCATAAAAGTATGGTGCTTCCAGGAGGCGCCGTACATGCCGAGGCCCGGGCGCTTCAGAACGATTTTAAAATTTTTAGACTCTAGGAACAGTTCGTGGTCTACCTGGGAGAGCTCCCGGTCGAAGATTGCCTCAGCATCGAGGAGGGTTCCCTGAGGCCCCCACTGCTGCCCGTCAAAGAGTTTTATATTCATAATAAAATTACCGGGAGCATGACGCATAACCGCGAGTTCACCTTCATAATCCTCGTTATTTTCTTCCATCAGGGCCAGAGCTTCGGCATCCCACCAGGGACCTTCGTGGTAATAGATGCCATTAAGGGGGAGCAAGTTTCCGCTGTCCGCGTATGTATAATCCTCGCCGGTATCGTTGGACAGCCCCGACTCCGCCATTATGGTATCTTGGCCCATGCCGTTAACGACTAAGTTGGTACCCCATGCCGGCATCCTCTCGCTGTTAGTGGGAGAGAAAAGGCCGTCCATACTGTAAATTGGTCTGGGTGCGTTAATGTCACCTTGCGGCAGGCCGCGGATCTCAATATCTTTCATAGCGACCCACCAGGCACGTATCAAATCATAATCCGACATATGTCTACTATCTTGGCTCTTATACTCGGTGCCATCCTCGGATGCGGCTGAGACCTCTATGTATGAAGGAAGTGGAAACTTACTCGGATCGACGTCTGAATCGAAACCGTGGCCGGCCAAATAGAGCGGCACCGGCAGGAATCCGCCTTTTGAGATTGCAGCAAACGCTGTCAAAACTCCGAATGTATCTTTAAATGCTTGAAAACTTAATATATATCTATTAACTGTCGTGGGGATGCCTTCGTCATCGTATACTGTGGACGTGCTAATGGGCTCAAAACTTTCAAAGAGGTCCATTATCTTATAAAATGCATCCGTGAAATTAGCCATTAGGGAAGTTTCTTTATTGGCTTCGATATAGTTTCCCAGTGCGTTTGGTGAATATTCAATTTCAAAGAGCCGCTCCGCCACTATACCCCCAAATTTTTCATAGGCGTCGCGCTCTTTTAGAAGTGCTATGCCTTGCTCCGATTCGATCGTTTCTGATCCCTGTAATCCTTCTAGATAGTTATATTCAAGCAGGAACGCCAGGAGTCCGCCAGAGGGTGTATATGAAGGAATAACCCCAAGAGTTTCAAGGTTTTCGGGATTACCCACAGGCACGACCGCGGGGAGCAAGGGTGCGCCGGCAAAAGAAGTAAAGTCTGCCAATTCTACATGGGGCATCCCATTTATAATATATGTCTCTACGGGCGTTGTGCCGCCAACATTAAAAAACTTCTCAATTATTCCTGAGGTCCCAAGAAGCCTTTTCTCGAACAAATAGCGTAAAGATATATTTTGCAGTACGGTGTTGCTAATTGGTATGGTGCCATTTGCTGCTTCAGGGCTTTGTAAAAGATTAAGGGCGATCTGGGAGGTTGGGGCGCCAGTAATTGGATAGGTAAATTCTACGTCGTCCCCAATCTTACGAGTAATAATCTTTCTAACTGCGATTGCTGCGGCCTTTTTTACAATTTCTGGGAAATTAGCGGTCTCGCCCACCGCGTCCTCACCGGCCATATACAGTACAATCCGACTGGTAGCTTGTTGTAACATCTCGTTTATCACTTCAGGACCATCAGAAAGATAACTAATTCCAAATTCACTTACCATGAATATGTTTTTAAGCAGCATATCTACCACAATAACTTGCAGATATGTATTTACGAGAGCCAATAATCCGGCGTCACGGACGGGCCCCAGGGCAAAATCTCCCTCGATGCATGAATTATTAACAAACTCCTCCATAGCCTCTCGTTTGATTTTGTTGGTGTCAAGGAGATCTGCGTTACTTATCGAGCCGTCCTCGCACAGCCGCGGAAATAAATTTAATTTATTCATTTTATCGGGATCAAATAAATCAGAATTACTGATCCGATATGCACAAAGATTGAATAAAGAAAAATACATAAATGGATAGAGTTTTTTTGCAAAAGTATCAGTTAGGCTTGTCTGATTGAGGCTGTTTCCTATAGATGACGCAGCATATGTTAAAATACTATTTCTAAAGTGCATTGCTTCGACATAACGTTCGGTGAGTCCTGTCGAGGATGTCAAGTCTGCACTGGCCATCGGACTGTGGCTATTATATATATTTATAACGTCGGCCGTGGCGCTGGCGGGCGCGTCGGGAGCCAGCGAGGTTCCCGTTATATTATAGGTTAGGGTCCGGCCAAAAGCTTCAGTTTTGCCGAGCATTATCGCCATTAAAAATGAATAATATTTTAGTGCTTGGGCAGCAGTTAAGTCATCCGGGTTGGGACTGGTAAAAAGCTTGCTTGTTATAAGGGCGGCCTCTATCTCCTCATATAAAATCCTTGTGGCAGGAGCAACCTGAAGCCTTCGCGAGGCCATAATGTCTTTAAGATTCTGCTCTAAGGTTGCATCGGCGTGAGTAAGAGTATTCAGGCCGTTCACAATATTTGACATCCCCGTAAATGTTTCTGTAATTTGCGTTGGAATCAAGTCTTCAAAGAACTTGTTGATGCCGGCGGGCGGGTCGTCGCGCTCGTGCGGCGGGCGCATAAACTCTAATAACTCCTCCAG